GAATATTAAACCAAAATCTCCATTACCTAGTCCACCTTGGAGTAATTTGCTAAAGGGTTCCCAAGGACAAGGTACTACAATTCTATGATCTTCTCTATAACGAGATTCAACTTCTTTATTGTATTCATGACCTACATTTTTGTCTTGACCCGATTTTAATGCGTTATCAATTAATGAACGAATTGAATCATAATCTCCTGCATTTAAAAAATCTACGCTAGTTAATAATGCCCTTTTAAGTTGTTGGTTTTTACAAAAATTAGAAAATTCTTCTTCAACATATTTAAGATCTTCATCTGAAGATTTATATGCTTCACGTAATTGTTCTTTAATTGAAATTTGTAATACTTCGTTGTCAATTTTCTTTAACTCTACTTTCAACACATCCATTGTAGGTGTTGTGTGATATTTTGAGTAATATTTTAAAATTTCTTTAATAATCCATTTGTGGGCGTTATTATCAAAATATTCTTCACTCAGTGCATCATGTATATTAAGTAGAAACTCTTTATGAGTTAAAAGCGAAGATAATACTTTAATTTGGAATCCTGTTCCGTAGGAATTCAAGGAGGTTAATGTCATATATAACTTATTTATTTAAAACTGTTTAGTACTTTAAAGGTATCTTTAATCCAAAATTCTACATTTTTAATCAAGTGCCCTAATCCATCATCGTGGTAAAATCGTAAGAAAGCTTCGCTATTCAAAGCTAAGTTATCAGACTCTGCAAAAGCAGTTAAAAACTCTTTATCACCATCATCTAATAATGGTTTTTTAAGATTCATAATTCTGTAGTTTTGTTCTAATCGCTCTCTTTCAAAAGCAACTCGAGCATAAACAACATGTTCCTTATGTTTTTCTTCTGCAATTCTAAAGATATCATCTAATGTTAAAACTTCAATAGCTAATTCAGGGAATTTCTTTAATAAACCTTTTTCACCTAATCCTTTTACACCTGCTACTTTATCTGAGTTATCACCAAGTAGTATTTTGTATAAAATAAAATTATCTGCTAAAACACCAAATTTTTCTTTAACTGTATCTCTAGTATAGTATTCTTTTTCGATTGGACGATATACAATAACGTCGTCATTTACCAGTTGTATAAAGTCTTTATCCGATGAAACAATAAAGACCTTGGAACCATGCGCCTTTGGAAGAATATCGCTATAATACGCTATAATATCGTCTGCTTCAGCTTTGTCAATTGCGACAGTCCTAACAGGTAAACATTTTAGGTAATGAGCAATACGAACGATTTGATTAATTTTAGCATCATCTTCGTCTTCTAAATCTTCAAATACTTCCCAGTTTGTAATTCGGGTCAAATTACGACCTGATTTATACTCGGGGAGAAGGTTCTTCCTGTTAGTGGAAGAACCAATTCCGTCGAATACTACAAAAACTGATGTTGGTTGGATTTGATTAATTAAAGATCCTAATGAACGCATAAAACCACCTAAACCTCCGACATGCGCTCCTTGAGAATTTACAATATTCATCATTGCAAAATTCCTAAAAAATAGATTTAAACCATCTATTAAAAGTACTCGGTCATACTTTTTAGAGGATACGGTGTCATTCTCCTCAACTACACTGTCAAGAAGTTTAAATAATTCGTTTTTCTTCATATTAATCTGGTTCCTGTGTGAAGATATTTTCTGATTCAAATGAATCATTTTCTTCAAAGATATCAAAATCCATACCACCAAGAATTTTCATCCATTCAGAGGCGTGTGCATCTTTATAGGTTTTAAGTTCCTTATCGTTATCGGTAATGAATCCATGAGGTGTCATAATAATTTTACCTCTTGACTGAACACCATTAATGTGGTTTTTATCAATTTGGAGATTTGTTCGTTTAGCAAATTCAACTTGCTTACCATCTTTAATCGCTTTGATTTTAGATGTACCAGCATTTGAAATATTACCAAATGTTACTACAAACGTAGCATCAAACCACATAGCAAATCCACCTTTATTCATCAACTTTGGTTGACCCATAGGTACTTCTGCTTTTGCTGTCCAAACTTTATTAACACATACTAATGTATTAGTGTAGGGTGAAGATTCTTTACGTGACAGTGTCATTTTTTGGTTAACATTGTTACCAAATTGTGTACTCATTGCACCTGCATTCCATTCATTATTGTTTTTATTTGAACGAACTGATAATTCACAAGGTACCGAACCGATTGAGTCCCATAGGAACAATAAATCGTAAGGTAAATTACCTTTTTTCTGTTCATCTAATAAATCAAGAATAAAAGCAGCTACATCTTCAATAGTGTGCAAGGTTTCACGGTCAACATAGATAAAATTACCTTCATAATTCAGGACTTCGCCTGTTGTTTCATCTACAATTTCGTTTACTTGCAAACCCATTTGAGTAGCATGCTCCCAATTCCATTTCATTTCGGTAATAATGAACACAGGTAGAACTTTCATTTTTTGAGCAGACACTGCTGCTTCAATCATTGCAGTTGTTTTACCTGTGTCACTATGACCTCGAAGTAGAACAATATGGCCCATAGGAATACCTGGTACGGATGTTACGTCCTGAAATGCCGGACTAAGAGGGATCCATCTTTGGTCTTTAAATTTTACATTTGAATTGAGCATTTTTTTCTCTTTAAACTTAGTCAAATCAAAGTTTGATCTAAGTTCAGAGGATAGAGCAGCCGTCAGCGATTCGCTTTTTTTAGTTTTAGCCATAATGTTTTTTTAGTTTAAAAAGGTGAACCTGTAATTTCTTCTTCGTCTTCGAATAATGCATCAAACTTATCTGCTTTACTTACTTGAGCAGATGCAGGTGTTTTGATTGAATAAGCTTTACCAGTTGTTATTGGTGCTGCTTCTTCTTTTTCATCATCAATGATCGAACCTTCTTCTGGTTCCTCTGGAGTTAACCACTCTTGTAAAGCAGCTTTCATGTCTTCAAACGAATAACGTTTAAACACTTCCATTGGGTTAGGTTGGTTTTCTAACAACGCATTAACTTCATCTTTGCTTGCTGCTAAAGGTGTTTCCTTTACTTTAGGCATAATTGTAGTTTTGTTGTAGTTAGTACCAGTTACTTCAGGACCTACAGTCGTTAAAGTAATGTCGCGTCCGATAGATACATCTGTAAAATCTCCAACGTCTTCGTTATCAGCAAGGTTCAAGAAATCCATGTACAATTCTTTACCAAACTGCCATAATTTAACACCTTCAGATTCTTCACCGCGAACGATTACAGGAACGAAGATACGCATTTTTGGCTCAACTTTTTTAGCTAATCTCCAGTTTTCTTTGTCTGAAGTTTGGCGAAGTTGTTTAGCGAATTCTACAATTGGATCTTTTTCACCCCAGTTAATAGGAGAGACCATTGTGTTTTTACCGATACCATAGTGAAAATACATTTCGGTGAATGGGTTGAGCTTATTGTACTTAGAAGGTACAACACGAACAATTTGTTTGCCAACAGATGGCTTCCAAAACACTGATTTCTTTTCACCCGATTTACCGGACGATTTTGACTGCATTGCTGACAGTCGGCTTTTCATTTCATTTAAATCCATAACTTTATTAATTTTTGTTTGTAACGTTAATATAATAACTATTTTTTAATAATCCAAGTTAAAATAAGCCCTCTTTTGAAGGACTTTTTTAATTTATCTAAATTCTTTAATTTTTTTACCAAGCATACTTTCTAATTCTTCTTTTGATGCCGATGTTGTAAAAACACATTGTATATCTAAACCTTCCATACCGCTTCGTACTTCTAAATCTGTAACTTTTTTTACATCTGGTACTTGATTTAGAAAAGATGTAATTTTTCTAGCTAATTGGGATAATTCTGAAAAGGGTATAGTTACTTCTCCTTCTTCTCCAGCAAAAATAGTATAGTTTTCTCTACTTTTACTAAAGTGAATAAATAGTTCATCAGATGGTATATTAACTTCGTTTAAAAGTTTATTCTCTACTAAGTATTTTTTTAAGTCAAAATTGCTCATTGTGTCTAAATTATTTTATTATAAATACATAAATTTTTACTAAAGTTCAATTATCTTGAAAACTTTTGTATTTAGTTGTTTGATCTCACCATTTTGAGTAAGTAAAATACAATTTTTATAGTGTTGCCAATCTACCCTGAATGATACATCAACTACTCCACCATTTAATTTTTTAATTAAATCGTTTAAAGCGTTGATTGTATATAAAGTGTTGGTTTCTTTCTTTCTATGTACCAAAATGGTATTAACGGGAATATTTTCCACGTTGCCTTGATCCACGTTGTATGTAATTACGTATTCGTTTGTACTCTTCACAAAAAGCACAAACATCTTATTATACATTATACTATATGCATTCGAAATATCCTCAATAAGGAAATCTAATGCATCTTCCGTAACAAATGTACAAAATAACTTGTTGTTCAAATCCGTTGTGTTTAAGTGGGTTGTCTCCCAATACATATTCCTGTTTTTATTGAAAATCGTAGCTTGTTCCATAACCTATTTTTATCTGTAACTGTTTATTTTTAAATATTTCTTTAATATCATCCATTAAATTTTCACTCTCATCGTAATCAAACAAAAAACTATCATAAGTATATAATACTAATTTAGTGTTTTTCCCTCTTAACAATTTGTGTATCCCCATTAATATACAAACATTGGTTGATGTCTCCACGTTTTGTAACATATAATTAAAAAGCTTTTGTGGATTCATGTTTTCCAGTTCGCTTTTTTTAAAGCAATAACTTGAACCCGGCACGATAACTTGTCCTAAGTTATTAAAATCCTTCCAGTTATTATTAATAAATTTTGTTACTTTTTGAAAAAATTCAAGGTGCGCATATTCTTTAAAAACGCCTCCATATAGTTGCTTAAACGTGAGCTCTTTGGCTTCTTTATAGCTTGTCCCATATAGGTCCGCGAATGCTTGGTGGACATCCACATCACCAAAGTCATAGGCAACCAAACGACTAGCGAGATGAGGATGGTATGCACTAATATCGAGCTCCACAAACCCATGACTCGATATAAAGCTCCCCCTTGCGCCATTATCCTTGTTTAGTGCGGCAAAATTAATGCCATTAAAAGAGTTGCTTGGTCTACGTGTTGTTGTACCCAAATTATAGTTGGTGTAGACTCTACCATCCGCGATTGAGTAAAGCGGATTAGTTGGTTTAAAATGTTTGTAAAACTGTTCTTCATCTATTTTGATTCCGTTTTTTTCGATTCCAAGGAATGCGATTGTGGTTTTGTTGTTGTAAAAGTCAAAGTACGAGGGTAAATCATCGGTAAACTGCGGTTTAACTTTGTTATAAATATGTTCACACACTTCATAATGTTTAGATACCGGTATTACTTTATTGATTTTTGTATAATCCGGATACTTATTTTGGAAGTATGTATGGGTTGGTGTTTGGTCTTGTATATACGGAGGATTGAGTATAGATAGGTCGCGCAGGCCTTTAATTTGAAAATAATATAACGCTGTTTTTTTATCTCGTACCCACAACGCATTTATTCCCATCAATAACTCGTTTACTAATGTCTTATTAACGCTTAGAGTCTCGCTATGGTCAATGCATAACATATACCCTTTTGTTTCACTAGACGGTCTAAAGTAAACTAACGATACGTTATTTAAAGCAGGGTGTATTTTATCATGATGAGGAATTATTTCAATGAATGCTTCATTGTAATTCCTATCTATTAGATATTTAATTTGTTCTTGAGACTCTATTAACCAAAACATTTGTCGTAACCATTTTATTATAATATTTAATATAATTAAACTTTAGGTAATCTCCAAGTCTAGGTAGTTTTTTTCTTTTAGATGTTAACTCTATTGTATTAAAGTTAACTCGTGCTACATCTTCTATATTACCGGTTAATTGCCATGTTAAGTCAAATGGTTCATATAACTGCCATAGTATTTGAGGATCTTTAGCTATTAATTGAGAAAATGTATCTAAATTAATTTCAACGTATTGTATTTCGTTTGTTTT